GTTTCCATTTTGTTCATGCAAAATTTGAAATCCTATGGCAAGACCGAAAACACCAAATGAAATAAAAAAACAGCAAGGCACTTTTCAGCAATGTAGAGAGCCTAAAAAACAAATGACTCCAGCTAAATTTGAAGGTATTCCGAAGCCTCCAAAACAGTTGATTAAAGAGGGTATGGATTTGTGGAATGCAGCGGTTCAGGAGTTGCAAAACTTAGACATGTTGTATGATGTTGATTTGCCTATGTTAGTTTCCTATTGTAATGAGATGGGTACATATTTTAAAATGCAGGATATAATTAATAAAAAAGGCGAAATATATATGCAAGAAACATCATCAGGATTAGTTCCAAAAACCAGACCTGAGGTTTATATTGCTAAAAATAGTTTAAAAATTGCGATTACTATTGCTTCAAAATTTGGATTTACACCGGCTGATCGCACTAAAATTGAAGCACCTCAAAAACCAGCAGAAGATGAATTTAGTAAATTTGATTAATTATGGCATGGTATGATTTAGATGAAATTAATAAAAGTTATAGTGAAGGAAAAGATGAAGATGGTAATTTTTCAATTTCTGATAAAATGTTAAAGATATTTGCAATTAAAAATACTCAGATAATTAAAAAAGTAGAAGAAATTGGATTGCCAAAAAACAAAGAACAATTACGATTAATTACAATGCAGCCTTTTAATACAATTAGTATTATTTCATATATTGCAGAAAAAGAAATAATTGAACATGCTATATTTGTTATTTTTGCTATAAATCAATATGCCGCTAAAATTATCATTGATTTATTTAAAAAAGGCAGGATAAAGAAAATTGACATTATTGTTTCATCAATTAGAAATGCCGGACATGTTTCAAAATCAAAAGCAGTAGACATGTTAAAAGAATATATTCCTATCACATTTGTAAATTCTCATGCAAAAATAACATTATTAAAAACATCAAACAATTGCTATTGCATTGAGGGAAGTGGAAATTTCTCTTTTAATGGTAGAATTGAACAGTATGTAATTGATAATGATGATCAATTATATTTATTCTCAAAAAAATGGATATTGGAATTACAAAAATATAAAATGAAATGAATATCAATAAAGAACAAGAAGAAATAATAATTAATATGGCTATCTTTGGATATGATGTTTCAAAAATGGCCAGTATATTATCAATTAATGAAAATGATTTAATTAAAGAAATACAAAACCCTGGATCGGAATTCAGTAAATTATTAAAAAAAGGTAGTGATTTGGCTGATTATGTAATTGATTTAAAATTATTTGAATTAGCAAAAACCGGTGATATTAAAGCTTTGAACAAATTAGACTCAAGAAAAGGATCAAGATAAATAAAATGATAATGGACGAAATGCAGAATAAACTAGATTCATTAATATCAGTAAAGGGTAAAATCGAATACGAATTATTAATAGACCCAAAGAACAGATATTATAAAAAGATGCTCAAAAAGGTTAATAAAAAAATGAAAAATATAAATAGGCTTTTAAATTAAAACTATATAATTATGGAAACAATTACAGAATTAATAAAAGAAAAACTAATACCTGTTATAAAAAATGATTTAAAAAATAATTATGTTCCTGATATGGTATTTCAAGGTACAGGAAATTGGAATGGATTTAATAGAATAATAAAAAAATTAACAACTGATAATCCGTACAATATAAAATCAGATAATTTAGAAGATTATTATCATGATGAATTATGGGATTTGTATGAAATAAGAAATGATGAAATAATCAGAGATTACGAATGTCTTGTAATTGATTTATTTGAAGGGCATTCTGAGTTAATAAAAGAAATTTTTATAGAGGGAATGATAGATAAAATAAAAGAAGAAATTATTAATGATATAAAACATTTTGAGTATACCGTTTGAAACAAGCCAACCAATATATAGAAGATGTTTTAACAGGCAAACAAATTGCCTGCGAGTATATAAAACTTGCAGTCGAAAGGCATGTTGACGATTTAGACAAAGATTGGAAATATATTTTTGATGAAAAAAAGGCTCAATTAGCAATCGACTTTGCCGAAAAGTGTCGGCATTGGAAGGGTGAATTCGCAGGTGAACTTATCAAATTAGAACCTCATCAAAAATTCTACTTCGCGTCCCTGTTTGGATGGATCAATAAAAAAACAGGCATGAGAAGATTTAGGACTTCATATAAAGAAGTCGGTCGTAAAAATGCCAAAACAACCGAGTGCGCTATTAAAGCATGCTATCATTTATTAGTAGATAAAGAAGCGGGCGCACAAGTTTATTTTGTAGCAACTAAAGAAGATCAGGCGCGAATAGCTTTTCAGGATGCAAGTGAAATAATTAAAATAACTCCAGGATTAAAAACAAGATTCAGACTTTTCACTAAGTCCATAACTTACAAATCTTCGTTTATGAAACCGCTTGGGAGTGATTCAAATACTCAAGATGGGTTTGATCCTAGCTATGGAATAATCGACGAATATCACGCTCACAAAAATGACAAGATGTTAAATGTTATTGAGAGCGGTATGGGTGCAAGGTTGCAACCAATGATTGACATAATTACAACGGCAGGATTCAATAAAAATTATCCATGTTATTCCAGTTTAAGGAAATCATGTATTGAAATTTTAAAAGGAATAAAAAAGGATGATGAAACATTTGCATTGATTTACACACTTGACGATAAAGATAATTGGGAAGATGAAAAAGTTTGGATAAAATCAAATCCTAATATAGATGTAAGCGTAAAAAAAAGCTATTTACGGACAAGATACACAAAGGCGAAAAATCAAGGAGGCACAAAAGAGGTTGATTTCAAAACAAAAAATTTAAATATATGGACTGATGTTGCTGATGTTTGGATTCCAGACGCAATTTGGCAAAAATGTACAAAACCAATTACTAAGGAAAGTCTATTAGGTCAGGAATGTTATGGTGGTTTAGATTTAGCAAAGTGGATTGACTTAAACGCTTTTGTTTTATTTTTTCCTGAAAGTTATTCTTTATTAGTTTACTTTTGGATTCCTGAAGAAAAAGTTAAAAATAATCGCGACGGTGTGGATTATCAACTTTGGATCAATCAAGGATATATTTATAAAACACCGGGCAATATTATTGATCATCGATACATTACCAATACAGTTGAAGCGGAAATAAAAAAATATAATTTTCAATCTTTGGCTTATGACCCAGCATTAGCCACGCATGGAGCAGTTCAAGATATGTTGGATAATAATATTGAATGCCACGAAATTAAACAAGGTTATTGGTTAGACCAACCGCTAAAAGAATTGGAAAAACTTATTTATTCCGGTGTGCTAAACCATTTCAATAATCCTGTTATGCGCTGGATGATTTCAAATGTAGTTACCGAGCGCAACCCTGAAGGGCGAATGAAAATAAGTAAGTCTAAATCTGAAAATAAGATTGACGGTGTGGCCGCTCTGCTCGATGCTATTGGCGAATGGGTTACATTTCGTAACGAACAAAAAGGAAGTATATATGATAAACAAGGAATACAAATGATATAATTATGGAACTAAAATTCACAATTGATTCTAAAGCAGGAAATCCTTATTTTGAGTTTACTCATCATGACAAAGAAAACGATTTATTAAGTAAGTCATTAGAATTATTTATTAAAAAAGCAAAAGCAAAAGGCATAAAATTAACTAATCCTTCAGGCCATATTGGTAATGGAGAAAGTTTAGAAATATATAATATCGAAATTAAATGAAAATATTTATACCAATACCAGTATGGAAAAGGCCGGAAGTTTTTCTGGACTGCTTAAAAGGAATGAAAAGATTTGTTAGGCGTTCGATGCGTTATCAAATAACTGTTATTCCTTACTTTATACTCAGCCCTGAAGATTACTATTATAAACTTAATTCACATTTAGTTCAAAGTTTTAAATTTAATTGGTGTACTTATAAAAACCTTCCAGTAGGTGAAAAGATGAATGCCGGAATAAACCTTGCTTTAGAAATTATTGAATTTGATTATTTAATGAATTGTGGATCTGATAATATTATTAATCCAGAAATTTGGAAAATATATAAACCATTAATGAAGCAAGAAAGGCAATTATTTGGCTTAAGAAATTTCTATTGTTATGGAACCGTTGAAGATCAAGCTATTTATTTCGACAACTATAATAAAAATCGTGCAATTGGAACGGCTCGAATGATTCATAGTAGATCAATACAAAGGCTAAAGAAGCTAAAAATACAATTATACGATAATGATTTAGATTCAGGATTAGATACCGACTCAGGAAAAAGGCTTTTAAAAAATTGCAATATAACAGAAAAGGTAATTAACTCAAAATATCCTTATACATTGGGGATAAAAAGTGCAACAAATATAAATCCTTTTATTTCACTTATGAACCGTAAAGAGAAAATTACAAATGTAGAATTTAATGATATAAAAAAGTATTTTTATGATAAATGATAGTTACAAAGAATTTATAGAATACGCTAAGCCAATAGGAATTTATCGAATGGATGAATTTCAGACAGTCAAAAGTGGAATTGGATTAAAGCATGATGTTGATAATAGGCTGGATATTGCTTTAGAAATGGCAAAGTATGAATATTCGCAGGGTGTTAAATCAACTTATTTTATTTTACATACAGCCGATTATTATCCTAACTTTCCTGTATTTAAAGAAATTCAAGATATGGGTCATGAAATTGGATTTCATAATGATTTATTAACACATTGGCTAAAAACTGGTGAAAATCCAAAAGACTGTTTAAAAAATGAGTTAAGAAAGTTCAGGGAAAATGGAATTGAAATAAAAGGGACTTTCTCTCATGGCAGTTATTTAGCTAGGGATGTAAGATTTCTAAATCATTACAGTTGGCAACAAACGCGTATTTTTCAAACGCATCCACAATATGAGAATATCAGATACAACGGTAAATTATATAATATTAAAAAGCTTGATTTATATGAGTTTTTTGAATATGATGTAATGTTTATTACTAGGGATTTAGCAATTACTGATTGTAAAAAGAATTTTAATTATAAAAATATAGAGGACTTAAAAATAATAATAAATGTACATCCAAATCAAACTAAATCTGTTTTCTTATGGATCGAATAGAGATAAAAAGTTTATTAACTGATAAATGTAATAAAAGTTGTAATAGTATTATAAATAGATTTATTAAGCCTGATTCAAATTATATTGATTACGGCAAAGGTAGTAGGTGGACTGGTGCAATAATTAGCTTGTGTAATACATACCAAAATTATTGTATTGAACAAAAAGAAAGATATAACGGTAATATTCTAAGAGCTGCAAGGAAAGCGGATAAATATTTTTGTAATACCTTTGACCGTAGAACGTTTATTCCTGATCTTCATGAAATTAACACATCTAAGGAATTCAGACAGCGGGGAAAAATGAAAATAGGATATTTAAAAAGCATTGAAAAGATGGGAGGTTTTCCTGAATATTATTATCATACGCCGGTTATTGATTGCATTTACCATTTTAACCAATTTTTTGGAATATTTGAAAAAATCGAAGGTTATAAACAGGGCAACATAACAACAAATATGAAGCTTATAGGATATATTAAACTTTGCAGAGTTGGCAATATTGCCTTTTATAGTCAGATTCTAGGACATGGAGACTATCTATATAATAACGATAATTCAGACGGGCAAAAAGGAATTATAAAAAGGCTACATTTATACGTTTTAAATTTCTGTTATAACTTACAGGAACTTGAATTCCTAATGTACACTTTCTGGAGTTCAGGAACGCCGGGACTTCAAAAATGGAAAAGACAATGTTTATTTACTGAAAAACAATTATATTATGGAAAAGAAAGCTGATTTTTACGAATTAGTTTATAAGACTAATAAAAGCTATTCAATTGATTATTTATTAAGCTCTGATTTAGTTCTGTGGAAAAAGGCAGAAAAACTATTAAGAAAATATCATGCCTTATTAGAAATAGGTTGCGGAACTGGACAGTTTGGAAAATTCCTTTTCAATTTTACACTAGGGAATAATATACTTTATTATGATTATAGGGGATTTGATTTTTGCCAGTACGCTTTAGAAATAGCACAAAAGAATAATAATATAGATTTTATTTTTGCAGATGCTTATAATTTTGATTATGATAATTGTTATGATGTTATAATAAGTTTAGAAACATTTGAACATATAAGAGATAAAGAAGTCATTGCAAAGTTTCCGAAAGGTCAAAAGGTTATTCTAAGTGTGCCGGACTTTGATAGCAAAGCACATTTAAGATACTTTCCAACGTCAAACGATGTACTGGAATATTACAAAGATATATTCGAAATAGTGTATTATGAGAAAATTAATAAATATCATTTAATAGAAGGGATAAAATTATGACAACAATTAACGAAATTTTAACAAAAAAGCATGATAAATGCTTAGATTTGTTCGGTGGAACGGGTAAAATGTTATCAAAAGATGTGAGAAAACACGTTAAAACTATGGATATTTGGGATATACATCCTGAAAATAAGGCATTAATTAAGAAAAATTGCCCAAATTCTACTATTAAAATCTGCAATTCTTATGAAGAAATCTTAAAAACACGCAAAAGATTTGATTTAATCGTGTGCGATAACCCGATCAATACCAATGATAAGGTGGAACATTTCGCTATTTTTGAGTATATTTTAGGTGTTTGCAAGAAAAAAGCTACTATTATTATTGATGTGATACCTAAAAAAACCGAGTTAAGCCAAAAAAGAGTAGCAAATAACTTTAATGAGTTGCATAATAAGAACAGGCTTAAATTTTACATGACAGGCGAACCGGAGAATATACCTATTGAACACATGGCTGATGTTTATAAGGCAATTATCGAAGATCAGGGATTCAAGTTAGATTCGTGGGAATGCAAAGAGCGGAATAAAAATTCTTATGTTCATTTTATGGTTTTAAATGTTTCAAAATGATAATAGTCTTAACATACGACCATCCACACCGGAAAACACAAGATTTGTTATTTAGGTTAAAAGCTTATGGCGAAAGTGTTCAAGTAATGTCAGTGCCTTTTAAAGAACGTAAGCAAAGAAGGCCATTAGTTAAACACAGACCTGATAGATGTATTGATATTAGTTTAGAAAAATTATGTAAAAATTTGGAACTTCATTTAGATAAAAGAAATGATTATAATGATATTTTTAATATTATAAACTTACAAAAGGATTTACAAGAATCAGAACATATAAATAAAATATTAATTGCCGGTGCTGGAATTTTACCAAAGGAATTAACAGATAAATTTAATATTATCAACTCGCATCCTGGCTATATTCCAATGTGTCGAGGTTTTGATTCATTAAAGTGGGATATCCTTTTAGGTTACCCGATTGGAGTGACTACTCATATAATAGATAGCGAGGCGGATTTGGGCGAAATAATAGAACAAAGATTTATTCCTATTAATTATGAAGATTCGTTTTATGAATTAGCAATGAGAGTATATGAGACTGAAATTGAAATGTTATTGAATGCCAAAACTGATGGAATAATTAAAAAGTCAAGCAAACGCAATTTTAACCTTGATGAAATAAGACCAGTTAGAAAAAGAATGAATAATTTTGATGAAATGCGAATGTTAGATAAATTTGAGCAATTACGTAAAAACTCTTTGAGTAAATGGGATTAAATAAAGTCTTAGAATCGCTAAACACGATTAGACATATCGCTATTTCGGATGAAATTATAAAACATGATTTAAAAAAAGTTGATAGTTTCATGAATTGCTTTTATAAATTAGTTAATAGTAGTATTTCACACGTGGAGGCGTATTTAAAAATTGAAGAAATTTATAAAGAGAAACATGGAGAAAATAAGTATAAAAACTTTGAATCATTTAGACAAACAAAAAACCGATGGATAAAAAATCAAAAATCTTAATTCTAAGCCCTCATGCTGATGACTTGGAGTTATCAATGGGCGGCACCGTAAAATATTTAACTGATTTAGGATGTAATATTTTGAGTGTGGTTTTTTCGCCCTGCTTTGCTTCAAACACAGGTGGGTTATATCAATATTTACATGAAGCTTATAAAATACTTGGAATAACAGAAAGTAAGCTACTTAGATATGAAGTAAGGAAGTTTACTTATTCCAGGCAGGAAATATTAGAAGATTTGGCAAAGATTAGACAAGAATTTAATCCTGATATTGTTTATTTGCCAAGCTCTAAAGATTTGCACCAAGACCATGAGGTTATTCATAAAGAAGGGTTAAGAGCTTTTGAGAATAGGACAGTTTTAGGCTATTCGTTAAAATCAGAAGGCAACTTTTATATACCTTTAGATATTACCCATATCGAGGCAAAAATAAAAGCATCAAACTGTTATATCGGGCAATCTTATAAGCATTATTTTGGTGAAGATTATTTAAAAGCTCAAGCAATGATTAACGGTAGTAAATGCAATGCTAAATTTGCAGAAAGTTTTGAAATTATAAAAATGATACTATAATGCATAAAACAAGAAAAAGCATCGATCAACAACAAATGGAATCAAAAAAAACAATCTTAATTGTAGGAATGAAACGTTCAGGAAGTTGTGTTTTATTTAATATAGTTCGGCTGATTTGTGGGAAACTTGGAACGGTAACTGTATCCGGTCGGCATAATTATGAACCCAATGATTCTGATTACGAAATACTAAAATTTCACGAATATGATTTAGACTGGCACATGAAATCTAAGTTAATTTTAACAAGTGAGAGAAATCATGAAGATGTCTATAACAGCTTAATTAGAACTGGACAAGACTCTGACCATATCACTTATGTAATTACTCATTTCTTAAAATGGAATATGTACGCTGATTATTGTATGGGTTATCAGGAAATGACACGCAGACCGATGAAGGTAATAAAACGGGTAGCTGAATTACTAAGGTATGAAGGTAATTTAGACGAAATCTTAACAGAATTACAGGCAATAAAACCGCCTAAAAAGGGACAAGATAAATTAACAATGTTATATTCAAATCATAGGAAATGAAAGTAGCGATACATCAGCCTAATTATATTCCATCATTTAGATACTTTTATAAAATCAGTTTAGTAGATTGTTTTATATTTCTGGACGATGTGAAACTTTCAAAAGGAGGCTTTGAGAATAGGAATAAAATTATAATTAACGGAATACCTCAATGGTTAACAGTCCCGTTAACAATGGCAAATATTAAAGACTGCGAATATGCAAGGGATTGGAAGAAAAGACATAAAAAAACTATTTGCTATAATTATAAAAGCTTTCCTAATTTTGATTTGATATATGATATTTATTGTAAATCTTTAGAATTTAGATTTTCAGAAATGAACATTTATTTTATTAAAGAGGTTTGCAAACTATTGAAATTCAAAACTAAATTTATAAGGCAATCAGAATTTAAAACTGAAGGCAGTAAAACAGATTTATTAATTAATATTCTTGATAAACTAGAAGCTAGTTATTATGTTTCGAATAAAGCTAAGTATTTAGAAGCCGAAAAGTTTAAAATACCTATTGAATACGTAAACTATAAGACAGACCAACCAGAATTATCAATCATACATGACTTAATGTTACATTAAAACGTAACAAATTTATATTATAAAGCTTCATTCCGCGCGTACATTTACTAAAACGCGGCGAAATGAAGTTTTCTTTTTTACAAAGACTTTCAAATATTTGGGCACTTTCAAGGTCAATCGAAAATCCTTCGGTTCCTTTGTCAATGGCAGGGATTATGGGCAATCCTACAGCAACTGGGAAAACAGTAACTCCTGAAAACGCTTTATCATTTAGTGCTGTATGGGCTTCAATGCAAGCTATTGGAGGGGATATTGGATCGCTACCAATTGGTATATATAAAAAAGATGGAAGCAACAAGGCAACCGCTTCAGATCACAAATATTACAACCTTATACATTCAGAACCAAATCCACAAATGACTGCACCTGTATTTTATCAAGGATTAATGACAAACGTCTTAAGCTGGGGTAATGGATATGCTGAAATAATTCGTAAAGGTGCTATTATTAAACAATTTAATCTTCATAAAAGTTCTGAAATAACACCTTATCGAAGCGATAAAGGGAATATATTTTATAAAATAAACGGAACCGGAAAAGAAATTCCTGCAAGGGATATGATTCACATACCCGGACTTTCGTTTGATGGACTTGTGGGAAAATCTCCAATAACAGTAGCACGTGAAAACATCGGCTTAGGACTTGCTTTGCAGGAATTTGGAAATCGTTTCTTTGGTAATGGTGCAAACCTTAATGGTGTATTAGAACATCCCGCAACATTAAGCCCTGAAGCTCGGAAAAATGTTAAAGAAAGCTGGCAGCAAACTTATGGCGGATTAAGCAAAGCACAAAGTACCGCACTTTTAGAAGAAGGAATGAAATATACTTCAATTTCTATACCTCCTGAAGATGCTCAATTTTTACAAACTAGACAATTTTCAATTGATGATATTGCAAGAATTTACAGGATTCCACCTCATAAAATTGGAGACTTAACAAGGTCAACAAATAACAATATAGAACAGCAATCAATTGAATATGTTGTTGACACTTTGAATAATTGGGTTGTACGAATCGAAAAAGAGTTTGACCGTAAGATTTTTAATGAAAATGAAAAAGGGATTTATTTTACAAAAATGAACCTTAATTCCCTTCTTAGAGGTGATATAAAAAGCAGAGGTAATTGGTATTCTCAAGGCAGGCAGTGGGGGTGGTTTTCAATTAATGATATTCTTAAATTAGAAGATATGAATACAATCGCTAACGGTGATGATCGTTTAGTGCCGCTAAATATGACAACGGTTGAAAAGATGAAAATGAACGGGCAACCGAGTAAAGAAGAAATTGGAAAAATAGTAATATTTTTAAAAGAACATAATTATGGATAAAATATACAGATTTGCAGAAGCTAGAAATATAAGTACAGAAGAGCAAAGAAAACAAGCAGAAGAAACCCGGACTATTGATTTTGTCATTAGTTCGAATGCGAAAGACCGTCATGGCACACGAATGAACATGGATAACTGGAAGTTGGGTAATTTTAATAGCAATCCAATTGTAGGCTATCAACATGATGTTTATGGTGGCAACATGTGCAGCAAGCCTGATCCTGATGACGTAATAGGAAAAGGAAGGGCTTGGATTGAAGATAATGAAGATCAAACGCTTTTAATTGGTTCGGTAACTTTCGAGACAGCCGACATTAATCAAAAGGCGGATAAGATTTTTAGAAAAGTACTATTTGGCTCACTTCGAGCCGCGAGTGTTGGTATATTACCAATAGGAGAAGGTAGATTTGGAGAAGGCAACGAAGCTGTTGGAGAAGATAATGAAACCTGGTATTTTGCAGGCCAAGAGCTTTTAGAATTCTCAGTTGTTAATTTACCCTCAAATACGGAAGCGTTGAAAAGAAACATGGCCTTACAAGCTGAAACGGGTATTGAATATCTGAAAAAATATGTTAGCGATAACATAAAAAGGGATGTTGATATTTATGAAATGAAAGTTGCTGAGGTCTTAGAAATGTTGGAAGGGAAAATAGACAATTATTTTGCCAGAATAAAGGAAAAGGAATTAACACCAAAGGAAGATGTAGTAAAAGAACCTATTGAAATAAAAGTTGATAATTTGAGAAAAATTATTGATGAGGTAAAATCTGACATTAAAAAAACAATCGAGCAGGATGAAAAACCTGATCTTGATTTATATTTTAAAAAATTACAATTAGAAATTTTAAATAAATAAAAAATGAAAAATATTAATGATATGATTGAAGAGCGAAATACGAAAATCGCTCGAATGAAAGAGCTTATTAAATTAAGCGAAAAAGAAGATCGCAAAATGAGCGACACTGAGTTAATTGAATGGCAGCAATTTTCTGAAGATGTTGATGTATTAAAAAAAGACATTGACCAATATCAAAAGATGGAAGACATTGAAAAAGAAAATTTAACTCCATTAACGGAAACTGATGCCGAAGAAGATGAGGCAAAACGTTATGAAGATGTGTTTTTTAAATTTGCCAGAAACACAAAAAACAGAAATTTACTAACTCCTGAAGAGGGTAAAATATTAAATCGTGCCCAAACCGTTACGACAACTGGGGGGGGTTATTTAATTCCTGAAGGATTTGGTAAAAAGATTATTGAATATTTAGCTGCCTTTGGAGGAATTAGAGCCGTTGCCACGCAGTTCAAAACTGAAGATGGTGCAGACTTACCTTTCCCAACAAATGACGATAGTTCTAACAAAGGATCAATTTTAACGATTAATACGCAAATTTCTGAACAAGATTTGACTTTCGGACAAGTTGTTTTAGGGCAATATATGTACACGTCGAAACTTGTTAAAATTCCTTGGCAATTAATCCAGGATTCATTTTTTGATTTTGCAACTTATCTTGCTAAACAATTAGCTACAAGATTGGGCAGAATTCATGCTGATCATTTCACAACAGGAACCGGGCCGGCACAACCTCAAGGAGTTGCAACGGCGGCTACTGAAGGGAAAGAGACAGCTAGCGCAACGGTAGTTACAAGATCAGAAATACTCGATTTGATTCATGCTGTTAATCCTGTTTATAGGACTCACGGAAGGTTAATGTTTGCAGATTCAACTTTGAAAGCACTTAGGCAATTGACTGATGGCGATTCAAGACCATTATACCAGCCCAACTTTTCTACAGGTGCATTTGATATGATCGAAGGCGAACCATATACTGTTAATCAATCAATGGCAGCTTATGGAACTGCGGGAAACAGATTCATGTTATATGGTGATTTCTCTTACTATTATATTAGAGATATTATGCCAATGTCGATGAGTGTATTACTTGAACGTTACGCTGATTATCTACAAAATGGATATTTCGCTTATATGCGCTCAGATGGTGATTTGATGAATACTTCCGCGGTTAAATATATGAAGCATGCGGTTACATAAAATCAAATTTATAGTATCAGCAGTTTGCCCGGAACAGGTTTTCGTTCCGGGCAAAACTTATGCTGTTAATCGAAAAATGGCTAAACAACAAGTGGAAAGTGGAGCGGCTGTTTATTCAAAAGAGCATATTATTAATGATCCTATTGCTAAAGTTCATATAGCAGCAATAATTAAACCGAAGATTGAAATAGTACCAAAAGCGGAAAAAGGTGTATAAACTAATAACAGCGGCGGCAAGCGAACCATTAACAACGGATGAGATCAAACTACATTTAAAAGTTGATTTTTCGGCGGATGATGCTTTAATTCTTAGGCTTGGTAAAGCAATTCGCAAAAGTTTAGAAAGTGAAATGCGAAGGCAATTCGTAACGGCTACCTGGGAACTTTATTTAGATAGTTTTGAAGATTTAATCTATTTAGAAAAAAGTCCAGTAAGTTCAGTTACTAGTGTAAAATATTACGATTCAGATAATAATATACAAACTTTAGCCACAACTGTTTATGAAACGGATTTAGTAAGCGAACCGGCTAGGGTTGCTTTGGCTTATTCACAGCAATTTCCAACGATAAGAAACCGGACAAATGCGGTTGTGATTCGTTTTGTTGCTGGTTATGCTGATGCTGATAATGTACCTGAAGATATAAAAGAGATAATGCTTTTACTTATATCTTACTATTACGATAATAGAGGCGAAGAAATGACACAAGCTCGAATAAAGGCATTAATGATGAGTGCTGGTTGGATGATTAGTAAACAGAAACTTTTTAGATTTTGAGACTAGATAGAAGGGTTATAATTCAGACATATACTGTAACTAAAGATAGTTATGGCGAACCTGTAAAAACGTGGGGTACATTGTCAACCGTTTGGGCTAAGTTTGAAGATAGGTTAGTTGGGTTTGAAAATGAAGAAAGCAAGGAACAAGTAGCAGTTAATGTTAAGTTTATTTGGATTCGATATTTGTCGACTGTTAAGGAAAAAATGAGAATTAGTTATAATTCAGAATACTATTATATTGATTCTTTAACTGAGATAGGGCGGGAAAAGTGGTTAAAATTAAAAGTTGAAAAGCGAGATAATGAGTAAGGATATAACTTTAGATATGGTTCAGGTTAAACAGTTAGGAATGTTATTAAAAAAACTTCCTGATAGTCTGCCTTTTAAAGTTGTAATTTCTGGTTTAAGAAGTGCAGCCTTGCCAATGAAAAAGCAAATGAAATCAAACGCAGCAAGTATAAGTTCTAAAATATCAAAATCTATTGGGGTGATGGTCTTAAAAAAGGCAAAATTGCCTACAATCACAGTTGGTATTCAAAGGAAATTAATGGATAAAGCTGGTGGTTTTATTTGGCGTTTTTGGGAATATGGAACGACTGTTAGAAAACCGCGCAAAGCAAAATATTTAAGGTTTTGGAGTGTTAAAACAAATTCGATAATATCAGTTAAGCAAGTTGCGGCAATACCAGCCAGACCATTTCTAAGACCTGCAATTGATTCAACTATCAAAAAAACAGAAAAAGGAGTTATATTAAATATTAGAAAATCTTTAGTAAGATATTTAAGGCGACATAAAAAGAAATTTGCATGACAGGAAAAGCAATATATAGTTTATTAAGTTCTTTGGCTTCAGGAAAAGTTTATCCTGGTATTGCACCACAAGAAACCGTACCTGATTATATTGTATATTTCAAAGTTAGTAGCCCGCCAACAAATGATAAGGACGGGCAACCATTGGTTACTGAGCGTTGGCAAATTGACATAGTTAGTAGGTCATATGCTGGGATAGTTACTTTATCAGATAGTGTAAAGTCAGCAATGAATTTACAAAGCGGGACTATTGCAACCATAAGCGTGGATTCACTTCGATTTGCTGATGAAAGGGACTTTTTCGATGGTGCACCCGATTTTTTTAGACGTGTTCAAGATTATTTAATAAGAGTAAAATGAAAGTAAAAATATTAAAAAATTACCAATTCAAAACATCCGAGTTTAAAAAAGGGTCTGAGGTGGATGTTGACAGGCAGCTTGGAAAAAGAATGATAAAATTGAAAGTAGCTCGCGTATTTGGGAAAAATGTAATTGATAAGATAGTTATAGCAAATCGAGAATATTTAAAGAAAAAAAGAAGTAAAAATAAATCTAAAATTAAGAAATAATGGCAGTAACAGCAGATGTAATTAATGGAACAGATATAGGCGTATATATTGATGGTACACTAATAGCACACGCTACTAGTGGAGCATTAAATGTTTCTATGTCCCCAAGGGATACAACTTCTAAAGATTCAGGAGGTTGGAAAACAATCTTACCAGGATTAAAGGAATGGTCAATAGATGTTGACGCACTAATAAGTTATGATGCTACGAATAAAATGCAAAGCGATATATTTACATTGCTTTCAAATGGCACTCAGGTAACTGTTAAATTTTCAACAGAAGCGACAGACGATGATCGTTATACTGGGTCTGCGTATGTAACAAGCGCACCAATTCAAGCAGGCACAGAAGATAACGCCACTTATTCAGTAACATTTGAGGGCGATGGCGCGATAACTAAACAGACTGTAACCTAATGTTTGGTAAAAAGAAAGTTGAAGATTCGTTAAAAATTGATGGTAAAGAATTACCGTTTAAATTTAGTCTAAACTCTGCTCGGTTATATTGCAAAGCTCGGGGAATTGAGCTTTGGCAATATGAAGAAGATATTGCAAAAGTTGATTTTGAAAAAACAACATTAGAAACCTTAGATATTTTAGGATATTTAGTTTTAACAGCTTTTCAGAATGTTGATGAAAATGTAGACATAAAGTTTAATGAGGTAATTGATTGTTTGGCAGACGAAAAATTCTTATCAATAGTTTTTAAAAAGTTCTTTGACGCTCATCCTTCAGGTGGTATTGAAAAAAAAAAGAAAGTGTAAAAACTACATGGGATGATTTAGAGCGGTTGGGGCTTGGTGAAATGGGAATGAATAAGATAGATTTATATGATTTATCTTTTAGAGAATTTAGTAATAAGACTGAAGGGTTTTTTAACAATTTTAAGGAAACTTGTGAACGCGAAAGGATGTGGGTAACTATGCTTTTACAGCCTCACTCTAAAAAAACATTAAGACCTGATAAGTTAATCAAGTTCGAGTGGGAAAAGAAAGTTGTTAATATAGACAAGAAAAAATCTGAAGAAAGTTTAGCGCGAATAAAAAAGCGTGATAAAATAAAATAGCATGGCAGATGAAATTTTAAACGCGGTTGTAAAAGTTGGAACTGACATAAGAGGTTTGCAGTCTGGAATGAAAAAGGCTCAAAAATCTATTGGTGGTTTTCAGAAAGGGGCGCAAAGGTTAGGACAATCTTTAGGCGGGATTTTTGCTGGTGCTATGATCCTTCGCGGCTTAAAGAATTTAGGCAAAATATTCATGGACTTTGAAAGTCAGATGTCAGATGTGAAATCCATCACAGGGGCAACGGATGATGAAATGAAAACACTTTCTAATACTGCTCAGAAATTAGGATCTACTACAAAATTCACTGCCACTGAAGTTGGCCAATTAGAAAAAGAATTTGCCAAACTTGGATTTTCAACTAAGGAAATAATTAATGCCTCCGAGGCTACTTTAGATTTAGCAGCCGCAACGGGAACAGATTTAGCAAGGGCGGCTGAAATAACAGGTTCAAATATTCGCGCATTTGGATTAAGCACAAAAGAAACCGGAAGGGTTGTAAATGTCTTTGCAGCGGCCACTAGTCAAAGTGCGCTGGATATGGAAAAGCTGGCCATATCATTATCAACGGTTGCTCCGGTTGCTAAGAATGCAGGTTTTAATATTGAACAAACGGTTGGTATGTTAGGTAAGTTGGTTGATGCTGGTATTGATGCAAGCACAGCCGGAACAGGGTTAAGGAATATTTTCTTAGAACTTTCAAAACAAGGACTTACTTTAGATCAAGCCTTACAAAAAATAAGAGGTGCAACGGATAAAAACCTTGTAGCATTTAATTTATTTGGTAAACGAGGCGCAACCGTTGGAACTGTATTAGCAGAAAATCAAGAGCTAGCCGAAGAGTTAACAGAAAACATTACAGGAACGGCGGCGGCTTCTGAAATGGCAGCCACTCAATTAGACAACCTTGCTGGTGATATCACAAAAGCTAAAAGCGCATGGCAGGGTTTTATATTAAGAATTGAAGATGGAAAAGGTATAATTGGTAAATCATTAAGATCAATTGTTCAAGGTTTTACTAAATTATTTACTTCGTCTAATATGATGTCTAAAAGTATTATAGAGGAAAAGATAGCATTAAATGGATTGGTTACGGCTGCAACAAGTGCCGCAAATACAACAGAAACAAGAAACGGATTTATTAAAGATTTACAAAAACAATATCCGGCATTTTTAAAAAATCTCGATACTGAAAAAGTAACAAATGAACAGTTAAGAGATAAATTAAGGGATATCAATATTGAATATGATAAAAAAATAAGTTTAGCGGCACAAGAAGAACTAAGGCTTTATCATCAAAAACAACAAGTAGCATTACTTTTAAAAGAGAAAGATTTAATAAAAGCTATTTCAAAGTCTACAAAATATGTTTCTAATATAAAAGGAGAGAGAATATTAGGATTTGAATATAAAAAAAATATTAAGGCACTAGAGGAAACTAGAAAAAAACAACATGAATTAAACGAAGAGCTAGCCTTAGATATACAAATGTTAAGCTTAATGCAGGCTGAGGTTGATAAATTAGTCGCGTCAGGAAAAAAACTTACTGTGATTGATCCTCTTAGCGGTTTAGATGAATCAGTAAAGGTTGTTGATGATGGGATTAGTAAACTTAGTAAAAAAACAAACAAAACATTAGCACCATCACTTACATTAACAAAACAAGCTACCGAAGGTATTATTATAGATTTTGAAAAGTTAACCGAAGCCGGTAAAATGGTCGTTGGTAGTATTCAATCTATAAATACAGCGGGAATTAAATCGTTTAATGATTTTGCAAATGCGGTTGTTGGTTCTATAAAAGGAGTAATAGGTGCATTGATAGCAGAGGGTGTTACTCATGCTATTTTAGGTATTTTAAAAAATCCAATTATTGCTGCAACGCCGGGGCTTAATATGACTTTAGCATCAGCGGCTGGAGTTGGAGCAAGTGCTTTATTTCAAAACTTAGTTCCTTCATTTGCCGAAGGTGGCGCAACTGCATTTTCAAAACCTACATTAACAATGTTAGGAGACACTCCAGGAGTATCAAGATCAAATCCTGAAATAATGGGAAATGCAAAACAATTAAGTGGAATGTTTGGCGGTGGTGGTAATGTTGTTTTTAAAATTGAAGATAGATATTTAGTTGGCATTTTAGATCAGTACACTAAAAGGAAAGGAGCTTTTAGCTAATGGCTTACGGACTTTTATATAGTAATTCTTATTACCCAATTTGGGCTAGTTATCAAAGTGGTGCAACAAAGAACAATGAATATACTACTATTGAGATTTATAAAGAAGATTATGCCGGTGCAAGTTCAGAAAAAGAACTGGGTCCGGTTCCATTGTTATTAGATATGCCAGACTCATCATCTCGCTGGGAAACTATTAAAGGATATGGTGCAATAGTTG